AAATATAACGCAGCTTAAGGGAGGATTGACTTATGGCTACTTATGATATGACAGCAAAAGCAACTACTGGCGTAAACTCCGACAGTATTGCTGAAGCACGATCACGATTCCAATCAAATGGCATGTACATGCGTGAGGCTGTACTTGACTTTGATAAGATGACTGCCGCAGGTTGGACTGCTGCTAATGGTGACATCTTTCAACTACTAGAGATTCCTGCTGACACTATGGTGTTATTTGCAGGTGCTTACGTTGAAGCTGCTGCTGATGGTACAACTCCAACTGTTGACATTGACTTTGCTGAAGGCGATGACATTGTTGATGGTGGTGACATCTCATCTACTGGTTGGTTGGCACAAGGTACTAATGGTACTGCTATGACTACTGCAGGTACTCTTGCATTTACACAGCACGTAACAACTACAGACACAATTGACGTTAAGTTGATTGCTGCTTCTGCAGACGTTACATCTGGACGCATTCGTGTTGTCGCAGGTTGTGTAGACACAGGTATCTCAGGTCGAGTACGAGCAACTGAAGTATCTCGTGACCAAATATAAATACTTTAAGGGGCAGGGCAACTTGCCCCTTTAACCTTATCTAAGGGATTTTTTCATGGCAACTTACATAACACTGGTAAATCAACTTCTAAGACGTTTAAATGAAGTTACACTAGATACCGCAGGTGATGGATTTGACACAGTCCGTAACGTTCAGGCACTTGCTAAAGATGCTATTAATAACTCCATTAGAAATATAATACAAACAGGACAAGAGTGGTCTTTTCTTAAAACAACCTACACACAAACATTAACAGCAGGAACAAGATTATATTCTTTTCCTGCTGATTTTGCAACTGTAGACTGGGACACTTTCTATTTAAAAGAATTAGGATCTGCAAACAATACACCTAGTTTTCTTCCTACAATATCTTTTGAAGAATACACGCAGAGATTTCGTGGGTTAGATGATCAAGGAGATTCTGGTTCTGGTATATCTGCACCTGAAAGAGTTTATCAAACACTAGAAGCAAAGTTTGGTGTAACTCCTGTACCAAATAATAGTTATGAAATAGAATATGTATACTGGTCATTTCCATCTGATTTAGCTTTGTTTAATGATATATCTGTTATTCCAGATAGATTTAATCATGTAGTTATTGATGGTGCTATGATGTACATGATGAGATTTAGATCTAATGATCAAAGTGCTGCAATACATCAACAAAACTTTCAAGAAGGTATACGATCAATGAGACGAATACTTATGGATGACCCACTTGATATTAGATCTACAGTAATACAAAGAAACAAATCGTTTAGTAACACTATCAGCAGTATTGTATAATGGCCGAAAATCTAGCTTCCTTTAAAGTCTTCTGTCAAGGTGGACTTAACACTAGCAGGGATGTGCTATCTCAAGGTGAAACACAACCTGGATCAGCTATTGCTCTTATTAACTATGAACCTGCTGTTACTGGTGGTTACAGAAAAATAAATGGTTTTAGTAACGACTATGGTACAGTAACAGGGCAAGCTAACACATCTGTTTTAGGTGTTTGTGTAGCTAACGGTATTAATGACGGTATATTAGCTTGTAGAAAACCTGCGTCAGGTAATAACTATTTACACTATTGGAATACTTCTACTTCAGCTTGGGTTGCTGTGACTACTTCTGGCTCACCTACAATGACAGGTGTATCTAAAGTTAGATTTACAAGATTTAATTTTGGTAGTCCAAAGGTAATATTAACAGACGGTATAAATCCTGCAGCTACTTATGACGGTACAACATATACCCAGATTACACATGCTAATGCTCCAACAGACCCTAAGTATTCTGCCGTATTTCAAAACCATATGTTTTTAGCAGGTGATCCTGCAGAAGATACAAACTTATATTTTAGTGCTCCTTACGCAGAAACAGACTTTAGTGCAGCAAACGGATCAGGTGTTATAAATGTAGGTTTTCCTGTTGTAGCAATAAAACCTTTTAGAGATGCGTTATACATTTTTGGCAGTAACAACATCCGTAAACTTGTTGGAAATAACATAGCTAACTTTGTTTTAGAAACAGTTACTGATGACTTAGGATGCCTAGCTACAGACAGCGTTATAGAAATCGGTGGTGACTTACTATTCTTATCCCAAGATGGTCTACGTCCAGTTTCAGGTACAGATAAGATTGGTGACGTAAACCTAGAAACTGTGTCAAAAGATATTCAGTCTATCTTTACAGACATTGTTTTTGACATTGATCTTGATACACTCAATGCTGTAGTAATTAGACAAAAGACACAGTTTAGATACTTCTTTGGTGCTGCAGACTCACAGGGTGTTATAGGTGGATTTAGACAAACACCAAATGGGTTGCAGTTTGAATATGGGCAGTTACTAGGTATTACAGCTACTTGTGCAGACAGCGGTTACATAGGACAGAATGAGTTTGTAATACATGGGGATAGTACAGGTAAAGTACATAGACAAGAACAAGGTAATGACTTTGATGGCACAGACATCTTTAGTATATTTCAAACACCGTTCTTTCATATGCAAGACCCAGAGCAACGTAAAGTATTTTATACAGTAGCTACTTACTTACGTTCTGAAGGTGATAATACAATTGTTATGTCGGCTGTTTATGATTATGAAGATGTAGATACGCTCAACCCAACAAACTTTAATCTAACAACAGAGGGCGCAGCAGCATACTATAATGAGGCAATATACGACAGCACTGCAATATTTGATGGTAATCCATCACCAGTTCAAAGAACTAATATTGAAGGATCAGGTAAATCAGCATCTTTAAAATTCGTTACTAATGATTCCAGTGCATCACACAGTATACAAGGTCTAGTGGTGACATTTGGAGTAGGAGACAGGTTATAACATGGCAGGTTATTCAAGACAATCCGTAGCTGACATTATCGCTAATGCGGTTATTAAGGCTGCACCAGTAAACGCAGAGTATAACGCAATACGAGATGCGTTTGCTTTCTCAGGTGGACACAAGCACGATGGTAGTTCTACTGAAGGTGCATATGTACCTCTGATAGCTGATACTGACGCACTAAATAAAGTTGTAATAGATACATCTAACAATAGAATAGGATTTTTTAGTGAAGTAGGTGGGGCTGCAGTAGAACAAGTACGTATTCAAGACGGTGCTATTGTTCCTGTAACTGATGATGACGTTGACATTGGTACATCTGCATTAAAGTTTAAAGACTTGTATGTTGACGGTGTGGGATATATTGACTCTGTTACTATAACTGGTGTTGCTACACTTTCTAATGTAGATATTAATGGTGGTGCAGTAGATGGTGTAACCATTGGTGCAGCTTCTGCAGGTGCAGGTACATTTACTGATCTTACTGCTACAGGAACTACAACAGTAACCACAGCAGACATTAACGGTGGTAACATAGACGGCACAGTTATTGGTGCTTCCACAGCAGCAGCAGGTACATTTACAGATGTAACAGCCTCTGGTACAACTACAGTAACAACTGCAGATATAAACGGTGGTAATATTGATGGTACGGTTATTGGTGCTTCTAGTGCTGCTGCAGGTAGCTTTACAACTGTTACGACATCTGGACAAGCTACATTGGCAACTGTTGATGTCAATGGTGGTAATATTGACGGTACTATTATCGGTGCATCAAGCGCTGCTGCTATAACAGGTACAACTATTACAGCAAGTACAGGATTTGTAGGTGATCTTTCAGGTAATATCACAGGTAATATAACTGGTAACATTACTGGTAATATTACAGGTGACGTGACAGGTAATGTAACTGCAGCTTCTGGCACATCTACATTTAACAACGTAACAGTCAATGGTACACTAGACGTTACAGGTACAACAATTGCTAACGTTACTGATCCCAGTAATGCACAAGATGCTGCCACGAAAAATTATGTTGACACAGAAGTAGCTGCACTTGTTGACTCTGCACCTTCTGCATTAAATACACTAAATGAATTAGCTGCAGCATTAGGTGACGATGCAAACTTTAGTACAACGATTACAACTAGTATAGCTACTAAGCTACCACTTGCAGGTGGCACTATGTCTGGTGCTATAGCTATGGGTACAAACAAGATTACAGGTTTAGGTGATCCTACAGCTAACCAAGATGCAGCAACTAAAAAGTATACAACAGATACATTCTTACCACTAGCAGGTGGTACTCTAACAGGTGCAGTAGATGCAGGTAGTAACAAAATTACCGCAAGTTATACACCAAGTGCAAATTCGGACTTGACAACCAAAACATATGTTGATAGTATTCTGGGAAGTGCAACTGCAGCTTCTACTTCAGCTACAGCAGCCGCTACAAGTGCTACAGCAGCAGCAACAAGTGCAACTAACTCAGCAAATAGTGCAACAGCAGCAGCTTCTAGTGCAACATCTGCAGCAGCCAGTTTTGATTCGTTTGATGATAGATACCTTGGTGCTAAATCATCTGCACCTACTACAGACAATGACGGTGATGCCCTTCAGGTAGGAACTCTTTATTTTAACACTACTAGTAACTCTATGCAGGTCTACGGTTCTAGTGGATTTCAAGCCGCAGGTTCATCCGTAAATGGAACTTCATCAAGACAAACTTATACAGCCACAAGTGGGCAGACTACCTTTAGCATAACTTATGATGCAGGATTTGTAGATGTTTACTTAAACGGTGTAAAACTATTAGCAGGTACAGATTTTACTGCTACGTCAGGTACAGCAGTTGTACTGGCATCGGGTGCTACAGCAGGAGATATTGTAGACATTGTAGCCTACGGTACTTTCTCATTGTCAACCCATTATACAAAAACAGAAAGTGATGCTCGTTTTGCCCCAATAGACGATCCCATTGCTTTTGCTATTGCGTTAGGATAAGGATTAAAACATGGCTAACACTTTTAAAAACGCAGTTAGTTCAGCAATAGGCACATCTCAGACAAGTGTTTATACTGTACCTGCGTCTACTACATCGACAGTCATAGGTTTGACTGTATCAAATATACATTCATCTGCTATTACAGTAGATGTAGTTGTAACAGACACCTCTGCTTCTGCTAGTGTACACATAGTAAAAGCAGCTACTATTCCAGTAGGAGGAGCGTTAGTTCCGATAGGTGGTGATCAAAAAGTAGTATTAGAAACTACAGACATAATTAAAGTTACAAGTAATACAGCTTCAAGTGCAGATGTTATTGTGTCTGTATTAGAGCAGACGTAAGGGAGATAATAGATGGCGTATATAGGAAATCAACCTGCACCAGTAAATGTTGGTAGCGATAGTATCACAGACGGTTCTATTGTTAATGCTGACATTAACGCAAGTGCAGCTATTGCTATAAGTAAACTTGATGGTGTTACAGCAACTAATACAGAACTAAATTTACTTGACGGTGTAACAGCGACAACTGCTGAATTAAATTATGTTGATGGTGTAACATCAAACGTACAAACTCAGTTAAATGCTAAACAACCTTACGCAACAATTGCAGTTACTGTAGCTAATCCTGGATCAGGTAATAAATATTATCTTGATGGTAGTCTTCAACAATTAGCTTTACTTACACCTTCAGTAACATACAGGTTTGATCAGTCAGATAGTTCTAACTCAGGACATCCACTACTATTAAGTACAACTTCAGATGGTACTCATGGTGGTGGTAGTGCATTTACCACAGGTGTAACTGCAGTAGGTACTCCAGGTTCTGCAGGAGCTTATACAGAAGTTAAACTAGAACAAGATGCTCCCGATACTTTATACTACTACTGTTCTAGTCATAGTGGTATGGGTGGAGAGATTGATGTAAGAGCTACAGTTTCAAGTTTAAGTGACCTTAGTGTAACTGCCACAGCTTCTGAATTAAATTTACTTGACGGTGTAACGGCAACAACTACTGAGTTAAATTATAACGATGTTACAACTTTGGGTTTAACTGAAGCAAGTAAAACTGTAACAGCAGATGCTAATGGTGTTGTAAGTTTTGACAATGGTACAATAGAAGAAAGCACAGCAGTTACTTCTAGTTCAAATGCAGCTACAATTAATCTACGTGATGGTAACGTATTTACACATACACTAACTGAAAATGTAACTTACACATTTAGTAACCCTGCTGCATCTGGTAGAGCTTCAGCATTTATTTTAAAGGTAACTCAAGATAGCACAGCAAGAACAATAACATGGCCTACAAGTGTAGATTGGGCTGCAGCAACTGCACCTACTTTAACTACAACAAACGCAGGTGTTGATGTATTTGCATTTCTTACAGTAGATGGTGGAACTACATATTATGGGTTCACACTAGGACAAGCAATGGGATAATAATATGACAGCTTCCAAAATAGTAGCCGCAGCAGCTTCTGGTGCAGGTGGCGCAGGTCTTGATGTAAATGAGGTGTTTAGCGCAACTACGTATGAGGGAAACGGCTCCTCACAAACAATTACTAACAACATTGACCTTAGTGGCGAAGGTGGTCTAGTTTGGACTAAAACTAGAGATATATCTGATTCCCATAGATTATTTGATACAGCAAGAGGTGGAAGTGTTGAGTTAGGCTCTCATGGCACAGCAGGTAATGGCGGTGGAATGAATGTCACCTTTAACTCAAATGGTTTTACGTTAGGCAATTCATCTTCAAGTAACTCTAATGGTAACGATTTTATTTCTTGGACCTTTAGAGAGCAGCCTAAATTTTTTGATATAGTTACGTATACTGGAGATGGAACAGACGCAAGACAGGTAAGCCATAACCTTGGATCATCTCCAGGTATGATTATTGTTAAAAGATATAATGACAGCGGTTATTCATGGGTAACATATCATAGAAGTTTATCTGATGGAGAGTATCTAACTCTAAATAGTTCAGATTCTGCCACTGATCCTGGGTCTAACACTATGTTTGGCACAAATGCACAACAAACAAGTGCTCATTTTACGCTTGGCAGTAATGCTAACAAAAACTTTTATAATGGTAGTGGAGCATCTTATATAGCCTATCTATTCGCACATAACAATAACGATGGTGAGTTTGGTCCTAATGGTGATCAAGATATAATTAAGTGCGGTGGTTACTATGGTAGTAATAGTGATCAAAAAATAACACTTGGTTTTAGACCACAGCTTGTAATGGTTAAAGGACTTGGCGCTAATAGTGCGGCAGGTTGGCGTGTTGTTGATGATTTAAGAGGTGTAGAATATGATGGTGATGACTATAATTTATTCTGGAACGCTCAAGTAGAAGAAAGTGGCTTTAATTTTATAAAATTCGAAAGTGACGGTTTTACTCTACTTGGAGATATTCAATCAACCAATAGATCATACACAAGCGAATCAAACCCAAATTACATTTACGTGGCAATACGCAAAGGTTCATTAAATCCCCCATCAGCTTCAACCGATGTGTTTGATGTGAGATCAATGTCTTCATCTGAAGGTACAAAATACACCACAGGATTTAAGTCAGACTTATTTCTTAGCAGAACAACAGCTTCATCTGGTGACTGGAGAGTGATTGACAGAGGTCGTGAGATGGGTCGTGCTTTGCCTGGAACACAAGTTGATGTGGGTATACTTAAAACAAACGGAACTAATTCAAAGTCAGACTCAGGTCAGCCTTATTGGGTTTGGGATAACACTGGATTTTACCAAGACGGAGGAAGTGTTGGCAGTAGTCATATTGGCTATAATTGGGCGGCTGCTCCAAGTTTTTGTGATGTTGTACCTTATGCAGGAAATGGATCAAACAGAGAAATAGCTCACAGTTTAGATGCAACTCCTGAAATGATGTGGGTAAAATGTTTTACTGATACCGCAGGTTGGATGGTCTACCATAAAGATTTAGATTCATCGAGTCCTGGTACTAAGTATTTATCCTTAAATAGTAATGGTTCAGTAGGTACTGATAACACATTTTTTAATGGTGGTAATTATCCAGGAGGCCCAAATGCAGATACATTTCATTTAGGCACAGCCACTCAGGTTAATAAAAGTGGTGAGCAATTTGTAGCCTATCTTTTTGCGAGTACTGCAGGTGTGTCTAAAGTAGGAAGCTACACTGGAAATGGAAGCACACAAACGATAGACTGTGGTTTTAGTAGTGGAGCAAGGTTTGTTGTAATAAAAAGAGTTGATGGTAATAGTGAATGGTATACTTTCGATACAGCTAGAGGAATAGCTTCTGGAAATGAAAAAGCTTTTTATTTAAATGGAACAACCGAAGGAGTTACTGCAGATTGGATAGACCCTACCTCATCTGGATTTATAGCAGCAAATACTAGTGTTAACTTATCAGGCGCAGACTACGTCTTCTACGCAATCGCATAGAGTGATCAAGATAACAATCAACTGACGAAAGGAGTATCAACTAATGTCAGAATACAGAAACAGAACAACAGGCGAAGTTAAAAGCCAAGGGCAATGGAGAGCAGCCTTTCCAAATATGTCTCTTCCAAAAGTGTGGAACAGCAATGTCTGTGACGCTATGAATCTAGACCCAGTGTTAGCAAGCCCTGCGGCTACAACAACAGCATACCAGACAAGTGTACGTGATGGTGTCGAGCAAGACAGCAATGGCAACTGGGTTGAGAAGTATGTAGCTAGAGAGATGTTTGCTGATACTACTGAGGATGGAGTAACTACTACCAAAGCAGAACACGAAGCAGCGTATCAAGCTACACTAGATGCTAATACTGCAACTACAAATAGAGCCACACGAAATGCTAAACTCGCAGAGACAGACTTCTATGCACTGTCAGATGTTACAATGTCTAGCGAAATGACAACATACAGACAGGCACTACGTGATCTACCTGATCATAGCAACTGGCCTAACTTGGAAGATGTTGACTGGCCTACAAAGCCGTAATAAATAGAGGATAAACAACATGGGTAAACCTAGAGATTTAGCAGATTTAGTTGCTACTGGAAATATATTAGCTGACGGTGCAGTTGCTCCTGCTGAATTGACAGGTGTTACGTCTACAGCATCAGAACTAAACATACTAGATGGAGTAACTGCAACTGCAGCAGAGTTGAACTTACTTGATGGTGTCACTGCTACCACTGCAGAACTTAATCATGTAGACGGTGTTACATCTAATGTGCAAACACAGATGGATGCTAAAGCTCCTATAGCAAGCCCAACGTTTACTGGCACTGCTACTGCCCCTACTGTCAATGCCTCTACAGCCTTACAGATAGGTGGTGTAGCAGTAACAGCTACGGCTGCAGAGCTAAACAAGATGGACGGTGTAACTGTTAGTGCATCTGATATAAACTCTGTAACAACAAAAGTTGCTTCTTTGTCAGATTTAAGTGTAACTGCTACAGCATCAGAACTTAATATTATGGATGGGGTTACAGCTACTACAGCAGAACTTAACTATAATGACATTACAACTCTAGGCACATCACAAGCTAGTAAAGTAGTTACTGCAGATGCAAATGGTGATATAACTTTATTAGAAGAACTAAAAGCTAAATCATATAACGAAACATATGTAAGTTTATCTGCTGCTTCTAGTGTTACCATTGACTGTGAAACAGGAAACGTATTTGCTTTAACTACAGGACAAAATACAACGTTTACATTTAGTAACCCACCTGCTTCAGGTACAGCTTATGGCTTTACACTTAAACTAACATCAGGTGGATCACACACTATAACATACCCTGCTAGTGTAGACTTTGCAGGTGGTACAGCCCCAGATGCTCCTGCATCAGGTGAGACTGACGTACTTGTATTTATTACAGTAGACGGTGGCACTAACTGGTATGGTGCTTTAGCAATTGATGCGGCAGGATAATAACGAATGAGCAATATTGCAAGAATGATGCAAAGAGCTACTGCAGGTGCAGGTGGTGCAGGTTTAGATATAGACGAGGTGTTCAGCACTTATTTGTATACTGGGACAGGTTCTGCGCACACTATACAAAATGGTATTGATTTAACAGAAGGTGGCTTGGTTTGGACTAAATCGAGAGGGGCGCATAATCACTCGTTACACGATAGTGCTAGAGGCGTTACATGTTTACTAAAATCAAATGCAACAAACGCTCAATATTGTGATAGCACCCAAATATCAGCATTTACTTCAAACGGTTTTACTGTTGGAACAGATGGTTCCAGTAACACAAGCGGCAGAGACTACGCCTCTTGGACATGGCGCAAAGCCCCTAAATTTTTTGATGTTGTGACATATACTGGGGATGGAACTAATTATAGAAATATAAGTCATAATTTAGGAACTACTGTAGGTCATGTTATTGTAAAAAAAGTAAGTGGTGGTTCAGCAGCAGGTTGGATAAATTGGCATAGAACTTTTAGCGATTATCAGTCTGTATTTTTAAATACAACTGAAGCAGTTTACAGTGGTGGTAGTAATGGTGGAGTATTTGGTCAAACCTCTGGTTTTACAAGCACACAGTTTCAATTAGGTGGCCCAGATAACATAACTTATCATAATGAAAACGGTTCGAGTTACGTAGCCTATTTATTCGCACACAACGATGGTGACGGAGAGTTTGGCCCTGATGCTGACCAAGATGTTATTAAGTGTGGGAGTTATGCAGGTCAAAGTTCTGGCGGTACTGATATAGATGTTAATTTAGGATTTGAACCTCAATGGCTTTTGTTAAAGCCAAATGCGTCAGCTTCTTGGTACATTCTTGATAATATGCGTGGTATAGCCACTGGTGGTAATTCAGAAAGATTATTTCCAAATAATACAAATGCGGAAAGTAGCACTACTGGCGTTGCGCTCACGCCAACTGGTTTTACTGTAACAGCAGGTTCTGAATTAGCTTATGCATCAGGTTATGACATAATATACATGGCAATCAGACGTGGCCCACTCGCAGAGCCTACCAGTGCGACTGATGTGTTTGGTAGTTTAGCTTATACTGGAAATGGTGCTAGCACCAGAGAATTTACAGTTGGAAGTGCTGTTTCTGATATGTTGCTTCAAATGTGTCGTTCAAGTTCTAGTTATAATTATCCTAATATAGGAAGTCGTTTAACTGGTAAAGGCATAAACACCTCTTCATCAGCAAGTGAAATTATTCTGGCATATGACTTTGATAAAATGGATGGTGTACATGAAACTGGTTTTGAAAATACATTAAATCAATCATCTGAAACATACATAATGCACTCATGGAAACGTGCACCCTCGTATTTCGATGTGGTTGCTTACACAGGCACAGGAAGCGCAAGAACTGTAAGTCATAACTTAGGTGTAGCACCAGAGATGATGTGGGTAAAACCAAGGGAAACAGGGTTAGCCTCTAGTGATTGGTGGGTTTTTCACAAAGACTTATCAACTCCTGCTGATGACTCTTTAGTTTTAAATTCAAATGGTGCAGAAAACACAGGTAACGGTGCTCTGCTGTGGAATAGCACAATGCCGACAAACAGTGTTTTTTCACTTGGTACGTACAATGGCATAAATCAATCAGGTAGAGACTTCATAGCCTACCTTTTCGCTACCGTAGCAGGTGTATCCAAGGTGGGAAGCTATACTGGGACAGGTGGAACAAACACTCAAGTTATCGACTGTGGTTTTAGTGCAGGTGCTAGGTTTGTTCTTTTAAAAAGATACAATGCTTCTGGTTATGACTGGCAGGTTTTTGATACAGAACGAGGGATCACATCTGGCAACGATGCAAAACTTGCTCTTAATACTACTGCCGCTGAAAGCACTATAAACTGGGGTATCAATCCAAATAGTTCTGGTTTTGAAGTCACTGGAAACGGTCTTAATGAAAGTGGTGGAGAATGGATTTTCTACGCAATCGCATAGGCTAATCAATGAACGACATTACACTTACAGTAGAACAGTTAGAAGACATGCTAGATAATGCAGCTAGACGTGGAGCTAAAGAGGCATTACGTTCTATTGGATTACTTGATGATGACGCACAAAAAGATATTATAGAAATGAGAAGTTTGCTAGAGGCATGGCGTGACACACGTAAATCGTTCTGGTCAACTGTAGTTAAATTAACCACTGTCGCACTGCTAACTTTTATTGCAGGTGCAGTGTGGATGACAATGGGTAAATAAGGAATAGATTATGGCAGAAGAAAATACAACAGATAATATACCTGCATGGGTAGACCCTGACTACAGTTATGATCCTGCTAATCCACGTAAGCCTAACATGCGTGAAATGATGGAAATGATTGCAGGTAAAACTGTAGAAGAACTTTATGCTGACCCTAATTCTAATTGGCAAGATATTTCAAAACAAGCATCTGATCTTATATATGGTTCTGTTGGTTCTAATACAGACACACGTGATTTTGTTGCTATTACTAATGCAGCTACCGATCCTGTTACAGGAGAAATAGATGCAGATAAATTTGTTGCAGCTACACAAATTGCTACATCACAAATGTACGGTGGTACAACTGTAGCTTATCAGGCAGGTGGTTATCAAACAGATGAAGCAGGTAATACCGTTATAGATACAGATGGTAATCCTGTACTGCTACCACCCAGTTTATATGTTGTAGGTAACAACGGTACAATTTTAAGAGGTTTGTCTGGTAATGCAGAACAAATGTCTAATACACTAAAAACTTTTGGTGTACAAGATGCGTCTTGGATAGACTCTGTTTCTGCATCTATGGGAGATGCTATAAACCCAAATACTCAACAGGCTTTTGATGCATTAAAAGAAACATATAATCCTTTTGCGAATTATCAAGACCTTTTAAATATATCAGGTTTAATTACAAGTGAAGCACCTAAAATAGATAATTTTAAAATTGTATCTGGTATGACTCCAAAAGAAGATACAAAAGTTGTAGAAGAAACTATTACTACCCCTCAAGCTACTACTACAACTACTACTCCTCAAACTACTACACCAGATATAGCTTTAACTACACCTCAAGCTGCACAAGCAGTGCCTACAACTACTTATACTCCAACAACTCCTCAAGTAACTCCTCAAACAGTAGCTACAAACATTGTTACACCTGCTACTCCTACTACTACAGGAACTATGGGTACACCTTTACAGACAGCAGGTTTATCTGCAGTACCATCAACTATTCAGGTAAATCCAAATGTAACTGGTACTACTATGGCTAATCTTACTTCTCAATCTCAAACAGGTTTTGGGGGTATAAGAAAATATAGAAATAATACGACAGGATTAGAGATGATGATTTCAGTAGATGCTCAAGGTAATCCATTAACAATGGTACCACCTGGATATACTCAGGTTCAAGGTCAATTTGAGGGTGGTTCTGTTTCAGAAGATTCTCCAGATGTAAAACTTGCAAGAAAATTTTTAGGGTTTGATGGTCCATCATCTCAACTTACAAACTTTTTAGCTGCAAATCCTGCAGCAGCAGCTCGTATGGGTAAATATCAACAAGCTATGTCTGGTATGGCACAAAACAGAGTTGGTGCTCAAACAGGTGTTGCAGGAACATCTCTTGAAGATTTTCAAAAAATGCAACAAAACCTTATCACTCAAACCATGCAACCTACTACAGGAACTGTTAGTCAGATTACACCTCAAGCTGCAGACTTTATTGCACCTACTGCAGGTCAGGCTGCTCCTGTAGCTCCTATGGCTGAGGTTGCTACAGTAGGTACTGTACAACAAGCTGCTATGCCTACAGCAATAACTCCAGGTACTATAACTGCTGATACTGCTGCAGCAGATGTAGCTGCAGAAGCTGCAAAGTTTACTCCACAAGTAGGCACAATAACACCAGGGGCTACTATTACTGCTGCACAACAGCAAACAACTTCTGTTGCTAATGTAGAGGCTGCTCAAGGTACAGCTACTATGGTTAATGCACCTGATAAAAGAGATATACAAGAAGGTGAAATAATATCTGGTGCTGCTGATGCAGAAAAAGCTGCTACATTTAATGAACAGATACAAGCTGCTACAGCTACACCAAGTAAACAGGCTACAGTTGCAGGTCAACTAGAAGGACTTATGGCTCAATTTGAAGGTGGTGCTACACCTGCTTGGGCTGCAGGATCTATGCGTACCGCAATGGCTACACTCTCTGCTCGTGGTCTTGGTGCATCTAGTTTAGCAGGACAAGCAGTTATACAGGCAGCTATGGAAGCTGCATTGCCTATTGCTCAAATGGATGCTTCAGTACAAGCACAATTTGAAGCACAAAACTTGACAAACAGACAACAACGTGCTATGCTTGCAGCACAACAAAGAGCGCAATTTCTAGGTCAAGAGTTTGATCAAGAGTTTCAAGCTCGTGTTCAAAACTCAGCACGTATCGGTGACATTGCTAATTTAAATTTTACTGCAGAACAAAACATTGCTTTAGAAAACTCTCGTGCAGTTAATACTATGAATTTAAATAACTTGTCAAATAGACAAGCATTAGTAATGGCAGAAGCTGCTGCACTATCTCAGTTAGATACGCAAAATTTAAATAATAGACAACAAACTGCTGTACAAAATGCTCAAAACTTTTTGCAGATGGATATGACTAATCTTGCAAATGCACAGCAAACAGAGTTGTTTAAAGCTCAACAAAACATACAAGCTTTGTTTACTGATCAAGCTGCTACAAATGCTGCTGCACAGTTTAATGCTACTAGTGAAAATCAAACTAATCAGTTCTTTGCTAATCTTTCTGCACAGACATCTCAGTTTAATGCTTCACAACAAAATGCTATGGATCAGTTTAATGTAAACACTACTAATGCTATGCGTCAGTTTAACTCTGAAGTGCAGCAACAACGTGATTTGTTTAATGCACAAAATGGTTTAGTTATTGCTCAGGCTAATGCACAGTGGAGACAGAACATAGCAACGTTAAATACTGCTGCTGTTAATGAAGCAAACATGGACTTTGCCAAAACTATAAATGCTATGAGTGCTAAAAACTTAGATGAGATCTGGCAACGTGAACGTGATATTATGTCGTTTGCATTCACTGCTGATCAGTCTGCAATGGATAGAGCATTGCAAATTATTCTTGGTGATAAAGAATTAGAAGTAGCTAGAGAAAAACTTTCTGCGGCTGAAAGTGCAGCTGATACAGAGCTTGCTATGAGATTCTTGTTTGGTACAAGTCCTGGCGGTATTTTAGGTACACTTGGAAAAATAGCAGGTGGCTAGCATAAGGAATAAAAAATGTCTGAATTAGAATATAAAGATAACTATTTGAGTCTTGTTCAAGCTCTACAAATGGGTGGAACTGCAGGTTTAGAAGCTTTAAAATCTTCTAGAGGTGCTAGAGGTCTTGGAAGACGTTTAGACCCTAATAGGTACGTATCAGATGAAGAAGTTGAAGAGTCATCTTTATCTAAAAGATTACTGGATAAAATGGATAGTGTCCAAAAAGAAAATGAAAGTATGCTAGCACAACTGGCAGATATAGATGTTGAACAAGATCCTGTAACTGGAGATTTAAAACCTTATATGCGAGACCCCAATATGAAAACTTCTGGGGATATAGCAAAGTTTATTGCAGAGTTTGAAAAATTTAGTCCTAAAGCATATGATGACTATGGTAGACTATCTATTGGATATGGTACAAAAGCAAGTAGCCCTGATCAAACTATAACTAAAGAAGAAGCTTTAGCTGCTATGAATAAAGAAATCGAAAAGGCTAGAAATATTGTTTTAAAAGCTAAAGAAGAACATGGTTACGATTGGTCTCAAAATCAAATTGATGCTTTAACCAGTTTTACTTATAACGCAGGTGGAACAAACTTTAAAAGACTTCTTACAGGTGATGAAGGTGGTATGCGAGGGGATGAAGAAATTGCTTTGATGATTACAGAGTATAATACTGCAGGGGGTAAAGTACTTCCAGGACTTACAAAACGTAGAGAAGCAGAACTTAAATTATTCGAAGAGGGGTATAGCTAATGCTGACATTTGAAAGACCTATACCAGGCCAGTCATTGACTGCAGAACCAAAGAGTCAAGCTTTTGAAAGACCTCCAGAAATAACTGACCCTATCGAAGCTCTAGATTTACATATAGATAATCTTTCTAGAGAAGGTGCGATGGAAGATGTCTTGTACTTTTTAGAATTTGGTGTAGATCTTGTAACACTTGTTCAAGGTATACTTCGCAGTGCTGTTATGGAAGGCTTACACAGCATTGATGTAAGTCTTATTATAGCACCTGTTTTACATGAACATATAAAAGGTTATGCTGAGGCAGCTAAACTAGATTATGACGAAGGCTTTGAAAATAAAGAAGGTAAAAAAGCTTTAGCTTATAAACGTGATGTTGCTCGTGCTAAAGAAATGATGAAAAAACTTAAAGAAGAAGAGGGTGAAGCTCCAACTCCAGAGCCTATGGAAGAGCCAGAGCCAGAGGTACAAGAACAAGAACCAGTTAAAACTGGTCTAATGGCGAGGATGTAACTATGGGAATTAGCTCACTAGGAATGCTAAACTACTTTGATAAAGTAGATGCAGAAAGACTTCGTATTGAAGAACTAAAAAATAGACGAGAGGACTTTATATTGCAGCTAGGTTTAGCTGGAGGTGGTGGTAGTGCAAGCTCTACAAAAAAGAGTGAGGGTGCTGCTGAAAAAGCTTTAAAAATGCAGACGAGGTTAAGTAGCTCAGATATAAAAGATGAAGATACTTTAAGTTGGTATAACAATCTTTTTGAAGATCCTATGGCAACAGCTGAAGTATATGACTTTGTAGAGGATCAAGCTAAAAATTATGATCGTAATATTAACCTCAGAGATCTTCCAACTTTAATAAGTATTATACAAGCACCTACATCTGTAGAAGATAAAATAGACTTGTTTAGGGAGTTTGAAATTGTAGATTTAACAAACAAAGAAGAGTTTTATAACTTAGCAAAAAGAGTTAAAAATATGACTGCTCAAAGTGGTCGTACAGTTTTTATTGATATAGATCCACAGACTATACAAAAAACTGATTTTACAGCTAGACAACAACAATTTGACGGTGTCCTACAAAATGTAGTTAGAACTGCTCGTGCAGGTTTAGAAAATGATCCTGATAGGATAAATACACAGAATGCTTTAAATAACTTAACGAGTAGTGATTCAGGAACTAGAGCCGATGCTAGAGATTATTTATTATCTAGATTTATAACACCTGAATTTATTGAAAGTCTTGAGGCAGAAAATAAATCTGCTTATCGTGGATTATCTGAAAATTTTATGATTAAGCCTTACTTAAAATCTTCTATGCCTACTTCTGATATGGTTCCGCCATCACCAACAAATACTACTCGTGTAGTAACACAAGAAATGGCAAATAAAGATCGTAGACTTAGACCTTATGTAGGTCAAGAAATTGAATTTGAATTAAAAGAGGATGGTCAATATTATCCTATACTAGGAGATTAATAGATGACTGGATTTACTCTAGAAGAACTAGGACCGCAACAACAACCAAAAGGTTTTAGTCCCGAAGAGTTAGGTATTGGATTACCTAAACCACAACCTGCTCTTCCTGAGCCAGGAACTTATTCAGAGAATGAAATGGTGGAAGATGACCGTATGTTTTCCATCATTAATAATTACATGATTGACCGCTATGGATTACAATCTATAGAGGGTCAAAGTCGTGCAAAAATTGTAGATGATTTTTTAGATAATAGACGTGGTGTAGCAGGTGGTAACACTGTACGTGGTTTATCTGAAATGGATTATCTAAATGATATAGAAGATGATGAAGATAAGATGGCTCATGCACATGCTGCTGCAGCTTTGTATGAAAACATGGCAGGTTTGTATACTAAAGAAACCACACTTGGTGAAAAAGTTCGTGGTACAGGAGATTTTATACGCCAAGGTATTCTTGATCCAGTAAACATAGTAGGTGGACTTGTAGGTAAATTTGTTGGTGGTGGTGCTATAAGAGTAGGTACTAACGTTGCTAAGAAAAAAGCACTGCAAAAGATGGCTGAAAAACAAGCCACAGGTGCTAGTGCTAAAGCTGTTTCACAAACTGGTAAAAAGGTTTTTGTTAAAGCAATAGATGAAGCAGGTAAAGCTACTACTAATCAAGTTAAAAACTATTCAGCCCAACTACTATCATCTCGTGGTCTCAAACGTCTAGCACAAAAAGGAGCACTTACTGAAATTGCTACCACTGCTAGCATTGATGCTGTAGTAAACGTTGGTATGGAATACTTATATCAAAATGGTTTGATAGAGTTAGGTGTTCGTGACAATTACGATAAGTTTGCTATGGGTATTGCTGCTGTAGGTGCAGTTGGAATAGGTGGTATTCAAGCAGGTAAGGTTATGCTTAGAGGTGAGTCTAAGGTAGCTGCACCGTCTGTATCTGTAACTCAACCAGAAGCTAAAGATGTAATGAAAACTTTGTCTGAGTCTATACGAGATTATGTAAACTCAGTAGTACCAAAAAGTGGTACTTGGACTAAAAAGGTAAAAGGTGGTGTAGAACTTAAAGATCTTGACACAGACTTTTTTGTAGATTTACTTCTTGGTCATGTAGACGATGAGGGTAATGTTGTTCTTAAAGGTCTAGCTCAGATTGCACAAGAACGTGGACTTGTGTATATTTCAAGAGGAGAGGGTGATCTTTATAGTAACTGGATGGCTGATGTAATTAAACAATCAGATCCAAAAGATATAAAGACTTTTATCAAAGCTTTTGAAAAGTCCACTGGTAATAAACTTAAAGAAGCTAAGACTCTTACGATAGAAGATTTTGCTAATACTTTTGCACTTAAGATGAATGCCTCTGCCAGAGTTCTTAATGCAGCATCTCAGGGTTCAAAGCTAAACGGTACATCAATTAAAGATGTACAGATAGCTGAGATGATAGACACAGCTTTAGATCTAGGATTTTTAAAAGGTGATAAAACTAAAGCAGAAGGTTTATCAGAAAAACTTCCAGACTTTATTCGTAATAATCAAAATAGATTGATTAGATTACTTGTATCTAACCCATCAACCAGTGCTCTTAACATGATTGGTTGGGGTGCTAATGCAGGTATTAATACAGTATCTGATATGGCCCTAATGACTCTTCATGCAGGTAGAGGAACATTAGCTAAAGCCATTGGTATGGAACAAGCAGGAGAAAAATCATACAAAATTGCAAGAAGTATACTTGACTCTAATTATTTTCGTATGAGGTTATTATTAGATCCTGACATGACTCATGCAGCATTTGAGTCAGCTTTAACTAGAAACTCAAAAGCATTACAAACACTTGCAAGCACATTACCAGGTGGTATTGATAATGTAACTAAACTTGTTACGGATGGTAAGTTTACACCCAATCAAAAACTTGTTGGGCAAAAAGCAGAAGATGCTGTAGACCTCATTCAAACATTATCATTTGTTAAAGCTCAAGATAACTTTACTAAGTCTCAAGAGTTTATTTTTCAAATGGATAAACAGTTAAGACTTGTAACTGGTAAAGGTTGGTCAGAGTTTTACAACTGGGAAGATGCTGCCAAGTTTATGTCTACTAAAGCTTATACAGAAATAGAAACAAAAGCTGTTAGTAGAACTCTAGAAAATATTTTTTCTAAATCCTACAAAGGCTCAGGACTTGTTGGTGAAGTTGCGGCTGTAATTGAAGATGCAAGAAATATTCCTGCAATTGGTCTACTTATACCTTTTGGTAGATTTTTTAATAATACAGTAGATTTTGGATTACAAGCATCTGGACTTGCTATTGCAGGTAAAGCTGCAGGTAAATATTCAGATAAAGAATACGGAGAACTTTTTACCAAAGCTGCTGTATCTTGGAGCCTTGCTTCACTTATGGTACAACAGGAAAGAGAAGATAGAAAAGCTGGACTTGGTTTGTATCAATCATCTGTTGGTGGTGAAGTTGTTACTAGGCAGTATGACTATCCTGTTTCAGCATTTAAAGCTGCAGCAAGGGTGGCTTCATATTGGATGGATGGAGAAGAGCCACCTGCTGAACTACTTCAGCAAGTTGCACGAGATTTTACTTTACAAGGACTTCTTAGAAACCTAGATAAAACTCAACAAGATGTTACTGGAATTTTCTTTTATATGTTTCAAGGAGATATGAAAGAATCTTGGAGAGCCTTTGGTAAATCTTTTGGTGGTATAGGTTCTCAAGTTATATCTTCAGGAACACGTTTTATAGAACCTGTGAATACACTTGCAGGTATTGCAAGCGGTCAACAAGCTAGACCTATTGATCGTTATCAGGGGAGTAAGTTTTATAATGACTCTACTCGTTATATAGATAATATCCTACCTTTGTTTCTTGGAGAGTCAATAAGAGGAGAAACACTTAAACAGGCAGCTATAGGTGAGGCTGACATTACATCTACAAAGTCTTTAGGTATAAGACCAATCAGGCTTACAGATACTCAACGTGTAATGAATATGTTAGGTTACGATACCTTTAGTTTGAATGCTGCAAGAAAAATTAGAATGAAAGCACCAGAAGCTGCTAACGAATATAATGGCATATTATTTGATATTATTGAAGCTAAATCTTCAGCTCTTATGGATAGTAAAGCTTTTAGAGGTATGCCACTTAAAAAACAAAGGCTCTATTGGCAACAAGAAATACTACCTGAAGCTAAAGAGTTAGCTAAAAGTTTTTTATATTTACAATACTCAGGTCCACTTGATACAATTGATTTGCAGTATGAACTGTCCAGTAAATATAATAATAAAAAAATTGACGATGCTGTAGAAGAATTGAACTTTGACGGTGATATAGGGGATATGACTAGAGCTGAACTCTATGTATTAAAAGAATATCTTTCAACAGTAGAGCAGATAGAAATGCTCAAAATTCCTGCGGAGGTTGGGGCAAAACAATACGAAAGATAGATAAAGGGGGCTAAACGCCCCCTCTTTTTTATGTATCATCCTCTAACATATAGTCTGCCCAATCATACGATGCTTTTTTAATTTCTTCCATTCGCCAAGTTTGTCTACCTGCTGCAAGAAAACCACCCATAGCTTGACCTGCTAAGTATAATCGAGGTGTTAATTCTTTTATCTTAGCAGGTTTACGTTTTTGTTGAGCAAACTTTTTAGCTTCTTCTTCGAGACTCTTTGTCAAGTACTTGCTCCTTGTTTTTGAAGTAGGCTTTGTTAAAGCCAAACTCCCAATCCCTATACTCTTTAGAGTTTTGAGGATAGGGGTTAGTTAGGTTTCCTACTAAGAAACCTCTGTAGCCTTGATTAAAAGGCTTGGCTACTTTCGCTTTTGTAGTTGGATTAGTGCGTCTAGATACCATTGTGCTTTCTCCAAATCTTGAACACCATTTTTATATCTCCAACGGTGAAGATACTTTGCAACATTACCTCTATAATAACCTATCAACTCTTCATCTGTTAAAAAGTCTTCTATATATTTAATACACTCTATTGTGCCTTGACCGTAGTGTTGAGGCTTTTTTACTGGATCATAGTCATTACCCATAGTTAATGTTGTAGGACTATCGTCAGTTATAGTTATAGTATCTTTAGATAACTCTGCTATTGCATCATCTAGATTTATCATAAGTTTATTAACTCCGCTTCTTGATATGGAATGTGAAAGAATGTTTCACCTTTTGGGATTCTCCTACCGACAGCAACCTTGAGTGTATCATCTGTCATAAGAGTATCTTTTATACGCCATGCTTTGTCCATAAATTTATTTAAGACGTAAAAGTTTAACACTCCGTTTTGATCTTTATATTTTTCAACAAGTCTCCTTTTTCTTCCTGGAATTCTAATCTCAGCCCAGTGCTCAGGCCATTCGTCTTTCCAAGATGACTTAACTTCTACTTCGTTAAAATAGGTAAACCCATCTTTTGTAGAAACTATATCAGCATCAAAAGTTTCTTTATCTTTAACAATAGTGTGACCTTTTGATATTAGGTAATCTGATAAAGTTTTCTTTGATGGTTCATCTACCAGATCATAAATGTCTTTTCTAAAAGGTCTAATGTGAACTTGCATACTATGCTCCTATATCTACTATTTCACAAACGTCACCAGTACAAGCAAAGGTTTGGCTGCTCGCAGTAGTGTCTTCTTTTTCATACTCTGAAAGCTTTGCCCAGTCAATACTTTTTGGCATTATTTTTAATAATTTTTTATAATCGTCTTTTGTGCAACTTTGGTATGGAGCCTGTTGATAAGTATGTTCGTTGTAAGGTAAAAAACTTACTCCAGACATCTCATCAAAATGCTCATAAACAAATGCACCTACTTCAAACCATTCATCCTTTCTTACATTGATTGTTACACTTGGTTTATGCTCACACCAATGTCTCTGATACACTAACCACGTTTTTAATTGTTCGATAGCTGAGACATTGTCAGTGACAACTGCTCCTTGAGGAGCTTTAACTGGAAATGAAAACACAGTTGTTTGATCTGGCTTAAACACATCAGGCTCACTTGGTATACCTTGTTCTTTCATAAAGGTAGTAAGTGGATCTTTATTATCACCTCGCACAGTTCTTATGTAATGTGGTGAGTGACGTGGGTGTATACCTGATGCTGAGTCAACAAGCTGTGAAACTGTACCACTTGGCTTCACACAGGTGATTGCTGCACTTGTTGGAATGCCAAGGCTGTTAGCCCAGTCAGAATTAGTACGAACAGCAACTTCTCGTAAATGTTCAAGAGTTTTTTCCAATCCTTTATTTTTAGTAGTTAGTAATGGGTTATCCATTATCCCTGTGATAGACACACCGAGCAATCGTTCTTCTTCGGTATTTCGCTGCCACACCTTTCGCAGATATGGGAACTTAGTATATTGGGACTGAATCGTTCCAAGAATTGTTGCAAGCCTGACTTTTCTCGCAATAGAATCCACATCGTCAGTAGCCCTGACAACAACCTCTGTAAGATTGCAGAACTGATACGGCCTAAGAATGATTTCACTACAGGGATTAGTTCCAAAGTCATAGTCAGAGTCACGTCTCCCATTTTTTTTTTTTTTTTTTTTAGATGCTTCCCTATTAAATACACCTCTTTCTCCACTTCCTGATTCTACCAGTGCCATCCACTCACGCATGAATGATACACTGTCTGGTTTCTCTGTATAAGAAACAGAGTTATTTGCTAAGGCTCTTTGTGGATTGTTGTCCCACCAGTTGCCTGATTTAGCATGACGCATTCTGTCATCTGACAAGTTAGATAAACTTATCATTGCAGATCTTCGAACACCACCGACAACAACAACCTCACCAATTTTACACATTAGATCGTGACACTCAATTGATGATAACTTACGTCCTTGTGCCTCCTTGAATATTGTAACCGCAAAGTTAAACAAGTCAACCAGTGGTGCTGGACCTGATGCTCTACCACCAAAGGTTTTAAGTCTTGCACCTGCAGGACGAACTTTAGAGACATCCCATTTAGGAATCTCTCCTGCCCATAGAAGAGCTAGCAATTGTCTAAACGCCTTAGCCCACCCTTCCTTGCTGTCCTTTACCACAATGGTAGTATCACTCTCGAACAGTTCAGGCACTTCGGGAAGCTTGCTAATGAACTGTCTTTCGACACTGAATCCGACACCAGTGCCGCAGAGGAGAATAAACATAGCCTCATCGAAGGACTTTGGGTCATCTACAGGTAAATAGCTACAGTTATATCCTGCAGTATTATCTCTTTCTAGTGCTGGACCTGCAGTCATCATGGCTCGCATAGAAGGCATTACTTCTAGTCCAAGTATAGCCTCTCTTATTTCGTTATAAGTGTCATGATCTATGTCGTAGCCTACAACGTTACCCATGTAGCGATCTACTGTTTCTGACCAAGACTCTCGTCTTCCCTCATCCTCAAGCCAACGAGCATACCTTGAAGTATGTATAAAAGCTTGATAGTCAGTTGGTAAATAGTTATTCATCTGTTGTCTCCTGATCCAGATATTACACCACGTTTTTTTCTGTCTTGCAGCTTGCTAAGATTAGCACGAGCTACATCATTCATATTTACATTTAGATCTCTGCACAATGCGGCAATGTACCACAGGCAATCTCCGATTTCATCGGCTATAGCTTTACGATCAAAGTCACCATCACGTAAGATCTTTTTTACTTTGTTTGCAACTTCACCTGCTTCAGCAGCTAGACCAAGAGCAGGATAGATAACAGCGTGTTTACTACTGTAGATGGCAGTCTCAGCGGCTGTTTTTTGATACTCTTCCATATCCATTGAATTATAATACTTAAAAGCTTCTATATCAGTTTCATTTATCACGGTTAACCTCACACTCTTCTACGACAATATCATCTATATCATACAAGCTTGTCATAAGTAAGTCTTGTATGACTTCACAGTTATTTCCGAATGTTTCTAAAAAGTTGGCATCAGGGTCAACTTTTATTTTTAAAGATATTTCAAACTCCATCGGAAAGACCCCTAGTTATACTCAGGAACATCTGGCATGTCAACAACTAATGGTTCGATACTTTTCATAAAATGTTTTTTCCATTCGTATGCAGAATCAAAGTCATCAAACCAAAAATTATCTTCACCCATCACACCATCTATCTCTGATTTACAGACGAGGAAATAGTTAGACCCTATCGGTACATCACTATCTTCTATATCCTCTACTGCTATTGGACCTTCCATAACGCCCCATACTTTTACCTTCATACTATTTCCAATTTTTTAATAAGTCCATGTAGTGATCAAGACTTACCATTGTTATCCAATTCTTTCTATCAGCTCGAAAGAACACTACTGGTTCACCCTTCCCATGTTTACTAGCTTGCTCCATGTAATCATAGGCTGTTTTCATACCAGACTTTCTACGTTTAACTTCAATAGTTATCGGTAGCTTTTTTCTGGCTGCAGGAGATAGTTGAATATCCTCACCTGTATCTCCCATAGTTGTAGACTTGATGTCATCTTCTTCAAACTCTGGAAATGTTTCTAGCAGCTTGTCTCTGATTTCATTCTGTCCAGTTCTACCTTTTGCTTTAGCTGCTCTTGACATTTGTTATCTCAGGAACTTTTGGTTCTTTCTCAACATGAACCAGATATTCAACACCGTAAGAGTATTGAAACTGTCTTAAATTAGGCCAACAAACTTTTTTGTATTCACAGAACTGACAAGACTTGTCTAGTTTAGTATTAGGACTGTTCTTACCTGCAGGTACTGGTTGAATACGATCCGCAGGTAGATCACCTGCAACTAACTCTTTAGCAGCTAGCATCTCAGCTTCTTTAGTCTCCAGATCTTTTGTAAAGTCATATACATCTAGACACATCTCACCACTAACTTTGTCAACTGCAAGAAATGCTCCGTGTGTCTTATTTGTCACAAGTGGATCATCTTTACCTGCATAGACATAAGAACTAAGTTGACTAATGTAACCAAAGGCATCGTTGTCTCGAAGACTACCTTCCTTAAACTTTTTAAAAGCATAAGAGCTGCAGGACTTAACATCAACAGTCATACCATCAATAATACAGTCTCTGTGACCACGGATGCCATGAACATCAAGTCTGTCCTGAGAACCTTCAAGCTTATGACCAGAGGCTCGTACCATAGCAAGAACTAACTCTTCGATCATATCACCATAGAAAAACCTAAGTAGTAAGTTAGCTGACAGTGGTTCACCAAGTGCAGGTTGATTTACTTTGTACCAAAGCTTACGTTTACAGGGTGTACCAACAGACGAAAGAGATAGATACCCACGAGGTTCTTGTGGCTTACTAAATCTTTTGTTGGCACTTATACCAATATTCTGACCAAGGTTCAGAGCAATTGAACGAGTCCAACCACCGAGTCCATATATCACAGACTCTATATCATCTATTAAAGTATCAATCTTTTTCATTTTGTATCCTTAAAAGGTAGCCCCCCGAAGGGGGCCACTAGTTGTTTTTGGAGGAGGTTAAAACAACACTTCGCTTTGTTTTTCTGATTCAACTACAGGTGGTGGCGAAGCTTCATCCCCTGTAGTATCCGCTACGTAGGCAACATGATCAATAACCTTGACCTTGTCAAGTCGTGTGCCTACAATATTTGGTCGGCTTGTATCGTAAACGGATAGCTCTACTTCTACAGTAGATCCGTTACCAATGGTGCCATCATCACTAAGGCTCCAAGTAGAACCATCAGACTTTTGAACAATAGGTGCACCACTATCCCAATCCTTTCCTGTATTAAATTTACGTATAAACTTTACTTTAGTTCCACGTCCTTGTGGATCTGGTGATCCTTTTTTCATTGAACGAGAAGCTTTCAATGCAGTTAGATTATCATCATCCATGATAAGATCAATAGTGCAAGCACCGTCATGATCTCTATAGACTCCGTCAAAACCGTCCATGTCACGGTTAGATTCAAATACTCTTGCCCATTCAGCAATTCCAGTCAATTTAACTTTACGTGTAGCCATTTGGCCCTCCTTTGTTAATGCACGTCACTATAACGTTGACCATACTGTATGTCAATACCTAAGTCAACATTTAATTTCAATTCTTGGTTAAGTTTTTCAATAGCCCAGTTTAATGCATTACTGTGCTCATTTTGCTCTCCTTCTTTTACTAGGTTAATAGACTCGTCATGAAACTGACCAATGATGTTTGGTCTACGTGTTCGGTAGTAAGCAACCCACTTGTCAAAACAATATGCACCAGTAGATTGATTAAGCGTAGAGAACACATCTTTTTCATAACGAAGCGAATGCCAGAAGCCACTTACAGGATTTTGTACCCACATCTCACCGTTGATCTGTCTTACCTTTTGACCTTCAGAAAACTTTTTGACTGCCCAGTTACGTTTCCAATATGCGCCAAGTAAGCCTTGTGCTATTGGAAGGGGCATTCCAGTGGTTCGAGATAACTTAGCTGCACCTACGCCATAAGTAGCTGAGTAATTTACAACTTTGTAATTTTTACGCATTGCTTTTAAATCATCTCGTTCATTTCTGTTATAAGCATCAATGTCAGACTGGCTGATTTCACCTGCATGTTTAGCTAAATCAAGATGTGGGTCAAAACCTGCTTGAGACATTTCATGTACATACTTTGGATCATATGGCTGCATGTAGTGTCTCTTGGTCGTATCCTCAAGAGAAGTCATATCCGCACCACAAAGAACATAACCAGTTGGTGCTGTTAAGCAACCACGTATCTCTTTGCCCCACGGTCTGTCAACTCCTGGAAGATTGACCAAAGGTTTTTTATGTTTAAACCGTAAGGTGTTAGTAAGACCATCAATCTCAGCCCTAACGTAACCGTCTTGTTCGCAATCAAGAAATCCTTGAAAGATTCCAAGTCGGTGTTGCATCATAGTCAAACCCTCAAGCACTTGTACCTTTGGATTAGTTTCTGCGATTAGTTTTACTGAGTCTGTAAGTTCATTATCCTCACGAACTTGAGGTATTGTGCGTTCTGATCCATCATCTTCTTTTACATATTTAAATGTGCAAGGTTCCCACCCTAAAGAGTAGAGCCAGTCCTTAACTTGGTCTGTAGAGTTAGGATTTGGATCTTCCCACTTCTTGATGACCTCTACTTCGCCATCAAAGTGTAAAGGCAAACCATTCTCTTGTAGGAGATCAAACCAACGTTGTCCATGAGCTGATGCAGTACCATCTTTTCTGAAACAATTCTTGGGTCTACTCTTTTTGGTGGTCACTTTCCGCTTTGGCATTACGCTAATCAATTCAGCTTCTTTGTCAGCTTTTTGTTTTGTAAGATCGGCAACACACTTTTGTGCCAACTCTACATCTAACTTCCAACCAACTTTTTCAGCTGATGCTGCGCAATCCATTTTAAATTCAAGGTAGCGGAAAAACTTGTCTAGTTCGGATTTGCTTTTGTATAGAAACATAAACCTTTTTAGAAGATCTTGCCACAGGTACCAATTTATCTTTACATCTTCCGTACATCTATGTGCATACTCCTCCTGAGTTAAATTATTCCAGTCATTAATCTTAGGTTTTGGTATGTTAAAGTCCTCACCAAATGCTTCAAGATTGTGTTTATTTCCTGCACGAGTATAGTTAAGTACCCAAGACATAGGCAGAGTATCGAACAAGCGAGCCTTGATCTTAATACCTAATATCTTTTCTATAAGCGGTACATCATATCTAATAATATTGTGACCAACCAACCCATGCTGAGACAGTATAAGATCACGCATATCAGAATAATCGAAGATAGTTTTATAATCCTTTCCATCACTGGTATAAGACAGGCAGTGTATCTTTGTTGCTTTGTCCAACAATCCGTTAGCTTCTACATCAAATACAATCATGCTGCCATATCACTCCTTTCATATGGAATCTCTTCAGATAAGATCGTAGTCTCTGGGTCGTAGTAGACTGAACCTGCTCTGCCAAGTTTAGCAAAGGGTCGGTTCTTATCAACTATAAACTCAGTCGTATTCTGCAGTATCTCATCTTCTGATTCTACATCTCTTTCGATCTTTATACATATTATTGCTTCTTCTTCAAGAGAGGCTGCGTATTTTGTTCTACCATCATCATTAACCTGTGATATAAATACCACACCTATGTTTAGCTCTTTGGCTAATTGTGCCATGCGTGAGCCAAGTGTAGTTAATGTACTGGTAGCACCGTCAACACCACTGTTAGATAGATAGGCTAGTCGTTGAACGTGATCAACAAAGACGTAGTCTGCACCAAAAGAAGTTACAGCCATTCGGGTGTAATCTAGTAAGCTCAGAGGATCATCGTGAGACTGCATCTCAAAAATGATCGTTCTGTTGTTCTCTGAGTCAGCAATCTTGTTTGCTGCTTCTTCTACTTGATCTAGGGTGTAGCCGTTGCGGTCAGCATCTTCATGAGTCCTAACATTACAGCCAAGGTGATAGGTAGCCATAGCTCGAAGAGTTGTAGACTTCATCTCCTCCATATGTAGTAATGCTATCTTAACGTTCTCATTGGATAATAGACCAGTCTCGAAGTATCGGATCACCTCAGTCTTACCAGTACCACGAGGTGCTTTGATAAACGTCAAGCCACCCTTGACCATGCCACGGATCTTCTCATCAAGTCCTGAGTGACCAGTTGATATATACTCGTATGGATTCTCGTTTCGCAAGGCAAGAGAAAAGTCATCACGAGAACAGAAGAAGTTCTCAGGGCTATACCGTTGAGGCTTCTTAGCTGCCCACATCAAGTCTTTACCATCACCTGCTTGTAAGAAGTCATTAGCATCTTTATGCTTAGACATCGGCACATACCAGAACTTATCTGGAAAGGCTTGATACAACTTGTCTGCGGCTCTACGTCCTGCAGGATCTAATTCACCTGCATAGATAATCTCTTTGAAGGACGACAGATATAGGTAGTTGTGTTTAATAAACTTCTCACCGATACTAGCAGACGGCAATGACTTTACAGGAAATGTCTTACCAAGTATCTGATAGAGTGATGCAGCATCGAACTCACCTTCAGTAAGATAGATGCGTTGGCTTGTCCCTGCGTTAAACTCAGGACCAAACAGGTGGTTCATACCCATGCCACGATCTTTTGTCCAAGACTTAGACTTATCATCTACCAGTCGATACTTGACTGTGTGTGGGTATTTGTATGCATACCTGACTGGTCTACCATCCTCACCGTTCTGTACAGCAATGCCATACAGTTCAGCAACGTCAGCGTCTAGCCCACGTATGCCCTCATGCGTCTGGGACGCAATTGTTATATCCATAGGGTTTCTCCTCTCCTTTAATGGATACTCACTTTTTACCCAATCGAATACCTCTGGCATATCTTTCATTGGGTAAGACCTAGAACAGGAGTGACAGTGACCATAGCCATCATCATTCCAGTTAAAGGCATCACTTGATCCACACTCAACATACGGACATGCCAGATGTGGATTATCGTTGCTCGCCATTATTAGCCTCCTCTCGTTCTTTGGCTCTCTCACGTTCTTCTTTAGTCATAGGGCGTATCTCTTTTGATATACCCTTTTTACGATCAATGTGCCACTCTCGTGGTTCCTGCTTTACCATAGCGGATTCATCATGTCAAACAATTTATACCATGATGCTCCTTCTAAAGCTAGCCACATGAGAATCGGTACACCAAGTAAAAAGAATACGCAAGCTAAAAATGCCCAACCGAGACCTTTTGTCGTACAATAGTGTTCTTTATGTATCATCATACGCCCTCAACGCTGTCCATGACTCAGGAAATAACTCCGTCATCTTATCTTCTATTTGTTCTGCCACAAGCCTAGTCTCATACTGAGTATCAGGCTTGAGCCGTAGTCCACACATTTTTGCAAATGCATACAGTGACCCTGACCAATACCATTCAGTCATCAAAGACAATGGCAGTACCATACGTGCCTGTTCGGGTGCAACACCTGCATCAATTAGATTGCGGTATGCTTCTAGAGTTTTACCATCTGATAAAGTTTGCACCGTTAGCGGTGATAGAGGAAACCTACCGTTTATATCTACCATCTCAACAGTACCCTCACTACCTTGCTTCTTGTCGCTGCTTCTACCACGCCATACTTTAGGTTGATAAAACTCAGGCTCACTGTCAACATAACGTCTACTAATCTCATTCCAAGGCATATACTCATGCTTCTGTAGCTGACGTGCTACAAAGATAGGAGCTTTAACATGGAACGTAGCAAAGCAGTGGTTGAACGGTGACTTATGGTGATGCCTAGCTAGATAGGATATTAACTTAACATCGTTGTGCTCTAACACTAACTGTTCACCAGTGTGAATCCTTGGCATCCAACTAGACTCTTTACCAAAGCTGACTCTCGCTGCATTGACCACAGACAAGTCACTACCCATATGGTCAATATAAGTTACTTCAATCATTTATCCTCCTTATAAAATATGTGTGAACCTAAAGTCACAGTTTTTTGATAGTGTTTACTCCAGAATGGTCTAACATAATTAGCATGGTAATACAAAGATCCATCGGTATTGTCCTTCATATACCCACGCACTACGTTATGTGCAACCAGTTTAGAAAGTGCCCATGCTATTTCATCTTTTGGTTTATCTGACTTACCGTCACAGTACCAACTGAACTGGCACTTACCTCTACCTTTTTCCAGACCTTGATATATCACAGAGCATGCATCATCGGGAAACTTGTCACTGGCTACACGATTAAGCACAACGTGAGCCACACCTACTTGGCTTTCCAATGGCTCACTACGTGCCTCGTAATATACGTTGAGTGCTATACATGTAAGCATCTCAGCTATCATTGCTGCACATCCACCTCTAGACAAGCCACTGTCTCAGACTTGTGCGTTATCATCTTAGCTGCTTTACTCAACTCAATCTGACACTCTTCCAGTGTGGCATAAGTACCAAGTTGGTAGTGTTCAACAGACTGTGTGCTGAACAGTTGCATCCATACTAATACATACATCATTCTTCTATCTCCTTTCCTTTATGCTTCTTCTTTCTAGGCACTACACCTTTCTTTCGATCAGGTATAGCTCGTTGTTTATACTTTGGTTGCCGAAGGTCTTTTGCCATCGGGTTTTTAATGTATCGGTCCTTCATACCAGTCATCCCAGTTTACCTCAAGCTCTTTGTGAAACCTAATATCAGCCGCCATTAAAAAGAATAAGGCGGCAAGCTCCATTGCATACTCATCTTTAATCACACCTTCTGAGAATAGCCTACCATATTTTTCAAAAGTTTCTACAGGTATCTCCCTATCTTTTCTTTTCTTCATTCTCTTTGTCTCCTCTCTAGTGCAGACTTTGCGGTTTTTAAACTAAATTTATTATACGGATTTAGACTGGTTACGTTCTTATGACCAGACACAGATTGTATTGCCAGATGATCAACTCCACTCTCAATCATTTGTACAATTGCAGTCTTACGTAGATCACCTACTCTCAGCTCATCAGGAAGCCCTGCAGTAGCCTTAACTTCTGCCAGTAGTCCAGTCATCTGGGAAACCGTTAGCGGTCTGTAGGCATCATCTGAGGCTCTGTGGTGAGGTACTACGTATTCCTGAAAGTCCCAGTCACCTTTCTGCTCAGTGAGCATGGTATGTAAGTTGTCAGGTATTGGCAACTCTACCTCAGCTCCACGTTTAGTCTGTTTGATTTCTACAACTCTCTTATCAAGGTCAATATTGTCCCAAGTTAGATTACGAATATCTATTGGGCGTTGACCCCACTCATAGCACATCAATACGATCAGCCCGATATTACGCCATTCAAATTTAGTAAAGGCGGTATCGAGAAATGATAATACCTGATCATGCGTCCATATGACAGACCGAGGTTCGCTCTGACGTTTCTTAACTCTAGCCATTGGATTGAGTATCATTATCTCCATTGCGATAAGATAATTAATGAGAACTGAAAACACCCTAGCGTTATGGTTCGCATTAGCAGTGGATGTTTCCAACTCCCACGTATCGTATATCTCAGAGCACATTGCTACACTCAGTCTGTCTAGCTGAACGTTGCCGAGCTTTCTTCCCATAACAGACATACGACAGAAAGCTAGTAGACACGACTCGTAGTTCTTTTGCGAGGAACTAGAGAGAGAGTTGAACTGACGAGTGTGGAGATAATTGTCTACAGCTTTATTAAATTTCATATCTTTCCTATCCAATGTGAGCAGTCATCATGTGGGTCATCTACTTCCATAGGCACCTCCTACTCTAAGGAACCTATAGTTATACTTAAAGTATTTAATATTACTACTATAAATATTAAAAAACTTTAAGTTACTTAAAGTATATATAAAATATACTATTCCTACAAAAGATCAAGTGTGACATGTCGTCACATGTATTTCTTCCAATACTTATCATTACCATAATTGTCTGAATAGTTGTAGTAAGCAGACATATCATCAATGTGGCATTCTTCCATAAGACTGTGCGGAGTAAAGCCATATTGGTCAAGCAGCTCTGCAACTCTGGTTGGGTAGTCAATGATAAGTTGCTCAAGAGCAAAAGTATTATCGTCATCGTAATCATACTTGTAACCGTACTTGTCATCACGTTGATACAAGTCCTCAACCTTGGATGCATCACGCTCGAACACTAGACCAGACCAGTCAGCTTGACACAGTGCAATCAGTAATTCATCAGCATAATCAAGGTCTTGCACCTCATTCTTAGTGTGTTGATTGTAGTAGCCAACACTGATATTTGTACACTCAGATACCACTGAAGCATACTCATTGCTGTCAGTATAAGAGCCAGTATTGTCAGGTTGTAGTAGTGGCATATTTACAACACTTGCAAAAGATTTTGCAAAGTTATCGGATGCAGTACGCAGTCCCATCTGGTGTGTGATTACAGAGTTCTGACCCTTGCGATCAAAAGATATTACTGCGTCAATATGACCCAACCAATCAGGCTCAGACATTATCAGATTAGAGCTACCCTGACAGCCAGATTCTTCTGCTGCATGGATAACATAGACACCTTGTACACCGAACTCAATCATGCCGAGGATCAGCCATACACCAGTGGTGCAGTCAGCACCTAGACAGTTAGAGTCAGAGTGATTAGATATAGATATTACATCATTCATAATGATCAGCTTTTGGAAGCCATCATCTTTGTGTACAGTGTCATGGTGTGCGGTAAAACATAGATTAGGTTCGTCACCTATGATCTTGATATAATTACCGAATTGGTCAGGCTTACCGAATGTAGGTTCGAGAAACCTCTTACAAAAAGCTCGCTGCGTAGCACTACCCTCTGGGCGTTTGTAACGCAACATTTCTACTAGACTATGCATTAGTCATTCTCCTCTTTCTTTTTCCATATATTTTTTTCTTCATCATATTCACGATTATCATCTTTAGCCTCATCAATGGATACGGTATCACCAGTATCTGTGGTAGCCATAAGCTCATCGGGATATATCTCACCATCCCAGTCAGATATGAAGTAAGTACCTGCATCAAGAGCACGTTGACTGATGTAGGTGTCCTCATGCTCACAGTAGTAGGCTAGGTCAATATGCCAATACTCTTGATCATTCTCACAGTACATGAAGTAGTCACCATACTCAACAGCCCACTCACTGACAATCTCTTGAGCATAGCCATTTCTATTAGAGTAAGGTACATAGACCGTGTAAGATTCGTTGCGATGGTAATCTGCATCTGCATACTCACAGTAGAAGTGCTCGTCATAGTAGCAGTCATTGCAGTAATAGGCATCATTGTACTCGCTGTAGTATGACTCATCCTCACTCAAACCTGAGTTGCAAGACTCACAGTAACATGCATGGTCATTGAGGATACCTGAGTAGCCATTGGCATCAATACAACCGTGAGAATCAATAACAAGATACTCACCATCATCAGTCAGTCTGCGTGGCTCAGGGTCAAGGTATGGTGCATAGAAAGCATCAGGATCATCTTCTGTGGGTTGACGTAGCAACCTAGCACCTACCCATGCATCATCAGCACCATACTCACCGTTGGGTGTAGCTAGGATATGTTGCTCTAGCATATCTATTGCTTGCTCTGACACACCATATATCGGACCGCCTCTGTATTGTCCGTCAGGCATGACACGAACCACACAACGAGATGCGATCTTACCGTCTGAGTCCTCTGTCCATAGCATCTGGAAGTCACCACTTGCGTATGCTGTGACTGGATGTACAGGCAAGTGATCGAAGTCATACCGCATACATGATGATGCACTAGACTTACGTTGATAAGTGGTACTGATGTTGTCAGTAGGGGCTTGCGTCCATGAATAGGCTTTGACAAAATCTTTGGCATCTGCGCCCTCCCTAATAAATAACTCACGTTTAGCAAACCTGTTAAGGTACATGTCAGTGAGTTCAATAACTTGTTTGTGTTCTAGCTCAGGAAACATCATAGAAAATGCACGAGCTGGCTTCATGGCAACCTCACGGTCACGCTCAAAGCGATCACGAGCAGATTGATACATGGTAATCTTAGGTGCAAACCGTTTGGATCTGCGAGGTGCAAAGCATCGTAGACGTAATGTACCCTTGACCTCAGCCTTTTGACCATGACCAGTGACTTGAAGATAGGCACGATCAAACCATGCGATGAATGTATCGTCACGATTACGAAACATATCCACATCATCATAGTTGCCCCATGCCTTGAGCACAGGGTCAATCTCGTCAGGTGCAGACCAGTCACGCTTGACTACAAAGCCATTCTGTTGTGGATAAGACACCAAGTAACGAAACTCACCGATGTAGATAACAGCACCACGCAACTCTTTGGTGTTGTCGTAGTGTACGTTTATCTCAGGATGAGATACATCGTAGTTCTCGTACAATGTAACCTGTTCGGCAAGATGTGCATTGTATGCAGCAATCTTGTCCATATCATTAGGCATGATCCAATATTTAGCCATGTCAGTTCCTCCATTCTGGCTCTCTACCCCAACGCCATGTCAAGGTAATATTGTTTTCTTTCCAACGATCATTCATATACATACGATATGCTTCATGCACATCTGGATGTTCTGAATAATCAACTCCACGTTCTAAATTCCTAGCACAGTTAGCAAACGGTGTCAAGTCTTCACTAGGAAAATATCCAGTAAAACTATATTGATCCAAGTCTGGTATGAGTTCACCAGATTTATGATTGCCACCTTTTTGTAGATAAAGGTGAGCCATATGACTAAGCAACCACTTGAAGTTTTCTCGTGATTGCCTAGCCCAGATTGTACAAGGGTGGTTCAAGTACGCAACCTTGTACACTGATAAGTCAGTATCTGGACACAGTACACGCACTGCGGTAGACAACATCTGTGCAGACTCAAGAATCATCTTGTTCTTACGGATGTCGTCTAACCACCATGCAGACTGCATCGGACACTTATCCAATGCGAATATATTCATTTACATTAAGTCCTTTCCATTTAGATCTTGAACTACTTGCTCTAGCAGATAGGTTGCATCTTTCAACTTATCTTCTAAAACTGCTATCCTACCTTTGAGATCACCATTCTCCATCTTGGTCATAACAAAGTCACGTCTCTCACGCTTTTGCATGGTAGGTTGTAGACCCTCCATGTATAGATTGTAACCAAGAGACTTGTTGCGATAGCCTAGTTCTCTACGCCATTTACACACCGTATCTATTGATATATCAAACATTTTAGAGGTCTCAATTCCTGTGTGATTATCATAATATTGACACACCTCATGTTTAAAGTCAGAACTAAACCTAGAACGACCTTTGATAAAGCCTAGCTTTTTTGACCAATTAACCACACTACAGACTGACACATTAAACTCTCTAGCTGTGTTATAAACATCGTGCGTTTTATAAAAGTCAACGACTATTGCTTTGTACTCATCAGAAAAACGCTTACCATTTTTAGAATTACCCATAATAAATCTCCTACAATTTGGGTTTCACTTCTACCTTAAATCCTTTGGACTTAAGCACTCTTACGGTCTTATCGACCTCACGCAATGGGAATGAGCAAATGCACTTCCCATCTACATACAACCAGACGTATCTCATTCGTTAGACACAATACGACTGACGGTATCCTCTACTAACTTTATTTCACCATCGGGCAAATGCAACTCAAGTTCCATATCGGTATGCCCGAAGTCACTATCCATGCGTTGTAGTCTTTGCACGATTTCATTGAGACTGCTACCAGTTTCATCCAACATTACTGCACCGTTGTCAGTCTCATACCAACCAGTTAAAATTACACTATGATTTTGCATTTTTCATTATCCCTTCACAGATTGCACGGATGCGAGTGATGACAATAACTTTACCATTGTCACCATACAGCACCCACTTTTTACCATTATACACTAATTGCATAACTACACTAATTCAGATGGTTTATGCAAGCTATAATATTGTGCCCCATCAGCCCAATAATAATAGTCACGTTCAAAGTTAATGACTTCCATTACAGACGCATTGACTGTGAATGACCGTTCAAACTTTTGCCCATCGCAGTCACTTCCCCAAGTAAACACACCTATTTTACCACCTTCCTTAAATGAGTTGATACGATACCATAGGTGTTCTCTAGCTAGTAACCAGTCACCATTACCGTAGCTTTTGCACTGTTTACGCAATGCCCTTTTCATCTCTTGAGTTATCATGTTTTCCCTTTCTCTCTCAGATTAACATGAGAAAACACCCGACAGAATACTATCGGGTGCTTATCCAATATTAAACAAAGTGTTATATTATAACATTACGCTGCAAGTTTAGCGGCATCAGCAGCAACTTTTGCAAGTTTAGCATTATTTTCAGCAACTTTCTGGGCTTGCTGCAATGCTGCAATCATAGCACCAATACGGTCTGGATTGCGCTTGACTTGGTTTTCAGCCCATTTGATAGCGTCAAATTCTTTTGCTTCAGTATCAATACTGAAAGCTTTAGACCATTTAGAACCACGCATTGAAGTACCATCAGCAACTAACTGGTTTAATGTATCAACTGCACTATTTGTTAGTGTAGCATTTTTAGTTTTAATGCGATACTGGTTAGTTTTCTTATCAATATTGATACTAACACCAGACCATATTGATCTGATAGTCAATTCAAAGTTAGTAGCACCATCTTTTTTAGATTTAATCTTATCTAACATCATAGCGATAATTGAAGTATCACCAGTTTTGATTGCATGGTTTACAGCGTCAAGAGTGTTTTGACCCATTGCAATACCGTTGCCTAAGTTACGTGAAAAGTTACCTACGAATTTTGAAATATTTGTTACACTCATTTTTAATCTCCATTTTATATGAGTTTACGTTACCGATATAACAGAATGTTATACCGTCAATGTACTACATGAATACATTGAAAGTATAACATAGGGCATCAAGTATAAAACTTAATGCCCTAAAACTTTTTATCTTATAGCGTTTATTCGTACTGATTAAACCTAGTTAATGGCTCAATCAAAATAGCCGTTTGATATAGAAAGTTTGCCTATACCGCACCACTATTTAGAACTATTACTTTTTTCGTTTCGAGTTTTGCGTTTGCTACCCGTGACCCTTTATCAACCTATTGTCTATACTTAGGCATCTCAAATACTGAGGACTGTTTCTATATGAAACCACGCTTTTCGCTTAGACATAATCTAAACTAGTTTGAGCTATACCCTAAGACACTATTTGAATACTTACCTTCGGAGTAAGTAACAACTAGAATTGTTTTAGCTGAATATCGGTCAATGCGGTGTTACCATAACCGCATGTCAGTTTACTGTAACTAAATGTTACTATGGATAGATCTACTAGTTAAATCACTGACTAAAAATAACCGTGCAGTGTAGACCTAAAATTTCAAATAACGTGGACTTACAAGTGAGGCCTAATGCTAAAACAGCTCCGACTAATGCTATGCCATAAGACCGTGTTAAACTAATTGAAAAATAGCGTCAAGTAAAAAAATAAAAAAAAGATAAAAATAATTTTTCATAGTACAAAAACGACAAGTAAATGTTCTGTTTACGACATAAAATGAGCTGGAATTAGTCATATTCAAATTATTGAATTTACTCTCAGACTGGCTGTATTAGCTCGCTATGAGTTTCCTATGAGCTGCGGTATAACTGATGCTGAATTTTTAAGGTAACTCAGCGGTCTTTATATTGGCGCTATGTTCAAATTTATTTTGTAATTCTGGCTGTATTTTGGCTATGTTCACTCTCAGGAAACTTTCCTAGTAGGAACATTCGTGCACCCACAGGAACTATGATAGTATTCACGGTTTGTTCTCTTGTTCTTGTTCTGTTCTGATGTACATAAACTTTTTGTTTTTGCGAATGGTTCGCAAGTATAACGTAATGTTATAACATAACAGCCCCCATCTAATAGTATATTGTATAAAATATTCAATGTTTTGAATATGTTACGTATTCGAATATGTGAATATGTTTTTTGATAGTAGTCTGTGAGATAAATGTTATGTTATAACGTAACGGGTGCATGGGTCACTGGGGGTATGCCCGTATGTATATATACCCAATGACAGAAATGGGGTTTTTTAGTTTGGACAAATTGTCGCACCTTTTACTAAAAATACCCTGTTAACCTTTATTTTGTGATCACATTTAGTAAATTACAACGTTTTTAAAAATAAATAAAAATAGGACTTGACTTCGGGGGCAACATACATTATAATTATACTTAATGTATTACTTAAAGTAACCTTAAGTAACTTAAAGTTTATTAATTACTACTATTATTAATAGTTATTAAATACTTAAAGTAACTTTAAGTATACTTAAAGACAAAAATTACAATTTTTTTTTGTCGTAGCACATAAAAAGTGTTGACTTTACCAAAAAATTTAGGTATAACTAGATGAAGAAACCAGCAATGTATTCTTCTGACAATGTCGTAGAAGAATTTTACAGAGCATTAGCTTCAGAAGATGAAGGTAAACTACGTAGAGTACACATTCCTAGATCCGATGTGTTCTACATTAGAGAAAAAATACGAAATGATACAGGTATAAAGTACTCTCTAGACAGGGTAGAGAGAGCTATGTACCTTGAAGGCTATTTAAAAGCTAAAGATGTATTAGATCCTAGAAGAAAGCGAGAATGGGAAAAGTAAAATTATGGATAATGCAGAACTTCAAGAGTTACAAGACAATATTAAAGAGATGGAACGAGAGCTTGCAGAAAAAAAGAAGGCTCTAAGAGAAGCAAAATATGCAGGATTGCGCACAGCTATGCAAGCACGTAAAGAAGCTGATGAAGCTATACGTCAAGAGCTAAAAGATTTAGGTGTACAAGCTACATCTTTTGGACAACCCTTTCATTATCACTGGAAATTCTAAAAAATGGTAGTAGATTTTGACATTGATGGTGACGGAAAGATCACAGAAGAAGAAGTAGCTATGAAAGAACGTATGCTTGAGATAGAGCTACGTGAAGAAAAAGCAGAATCGCAGAAGTTTATGGCTTGGGTAGCTATGGGTATGATGATTATCTTTACTATCTTCTTATTTACTCCACTAATGTCAGATTCTAGAGTAAACGCCCTTGCAGATTTGCTTGGGCTATTTTATATTGCACAGACTGGTGTAATAGCAGCGTATATGGGTGCTACAGCTTACATGGCAGGTAAGCCAATGGGTAATAAAGTAGCTATGAAGAAGGATATGAGATGAGTTTTAGATTAAGTCAGAGATCAATGGACAGATTAGAGGGTGTACATCCTGCTATGACTGGAGTAGTAGAAAGAGCTATTCAGATTACAGATGTAGACTTTGGAGTTACGCAGGGTGTAAGAACTTTTGAAGAACAGCAAGCAAATGTAGCTGCAGGAAGATCTCAGACTATGAAATCTAAGCACCTACTACAGGACGATGGGTTTAGTCATGCAGTAGACGTAGTAGCTTATGTAGGATCAGATGTGTCATGGGAGTTAAATCTCTACGATAATATCTGCGATGCTTTTAAACAAGCAGCAGAAGAAACAGGAGCAGCTATTAAATGGGGAGCTGCCTGGTCTGAAGGAGATATTAGGTCGTATCCTGGCTCTGCTGAGGATGCTATGATGGCATACGTAGACTTACGTAGGTCACAGGGACGTAGGCCATTTATTGATGCGCCTCATTTTGAGTTGATGTAATGCGATGGTTACTGGTCGCTCTATTCTTATCTTCTTGTGGTTTGAGTACTCTGCTACCGCTAGGCGGATCAGGCGGGCCTACAGTAAATTCTAATGCACAAATAGGTGCAGAAAATAGACAGGCAGTAATGTCTGTAGAAAATACTACATCTGCAGGAAGAGATATAGTTACAAAAGAGGTAGAAACTGGTCAAGTGGAAAACTTAGATATTACCAACACTAATATACCCCCCTGGGTAATGCTACTTTTAATACTTGGTTGGTTACTACCTACTCCTACAGAAATAGCTAGAGGTTTTATGAATTTTGTGCTAACATTGTTTGGAAGAAAAGATAATCCCAAATATGAAAGATACAAATCATGAGAAACTATAAGAACGAGTATAAAAAGTATCAAGGTACAACTGTACAAAAGAAAAAGAGGGCTTCTCGTAATGCAGCTCGTAATACTTTAAAGAAAGCAGGAATAGTTAAAAAAGGCGATGGCAAGGACGTAAATCACCGTAACGGTAATCCTATGGACAATCGGGCAAAGAACCTGTCAGTAACAACTAAACGTGCTAACAGATCTTTTCCTAGAAATAGTAGAGCAGGAAAAAGATAATGGCAATACCCGAACGTGTCAAAAACAAAATGAAAGAGGTTGGACTTAAAGCAGTAAACAAACCTCAACGTCTTAATGATAACAGTGGTAAGTCCCATCATGTTATGGCCTCTGAGGGTGGTAAGTACAAATACATCAAGTTTGGACAAAAAGGTGTAAAGACAAACCAGACTGTCGGGCAACGTGAAGCTTTTAAGTCACGTCATGCAAAGAATATTAAAAAGGGTAAAATGTCTGCTGCATATTGGGCAGACAAGGTTAAATGGAGTCCGTCAAAGACAAAGTCTCCATCAAAAAAATGGAAAAAAGGATCATAAAATGAAAACAACAGCAATCGCAACTGTAGTTGCACTAGCAGCTACATCAACATCAGCTATGGATTTTTCTGTCGCAGGACAGACACTATCCATCGGTGCAGACTCTGATATCAACTATACTACTGGTATAGAAGAATGGGAATGGGAACTAACTCCATCAGCAGGGATAACTGCTATGGGTATTGGATTAAGTGTAGCTACGGATATTGATATGCTAGAGCTAGACGAAGGAGACATCTTTCAAGGTCTAGACTTTACTGCAAAGTATGAAATACCTAGCACTTTTATGAGTTTATATACTGAAGTATCTACAGATTCTGATCTAGAGTTTGGTGACATTACAGTAGGGGCTATGGCTAGCTTCTAATGTGGTTAGCCATAGTTATGTTTTGCATAACACCTGTAGATGCCAGTACGTGTACTCTTACGGTAAACAATGAAAATTTATATAATAGCAAACAAAGTTGTCGTAAAGAAATGCGTAATATGGTAGATAATTTTATTAGTAGGGGTATCTTTTCACAAGGTACTTGTATAGAGATAGGAGTTTCGTTATGAAAATACTAAAAGGAATTTGGACATACGTTAAACGTCTTGTAAAAGCATTATTAAATATGAAGTGTTGTCCAGAGTGTGTGTGTAAGTAAATGCCTATTAAAAAAGTACCAGGTGGATATAAATGGGGAAGTAAAGGCAAGGTTTATAAAACCCGTGCAGGTGCTGAACGACAAGCAAAAGCTGCTTACGCAAGTGGGTATAAAAAACAAGGTATGTCTACTGGCGGAGTTGCAAAGAAGAGTAAGGTAAATGAGGCAGGTAATTATACCAAGCCTGGGATGCGCAAGAGTCTATTCAACTCAATCAAGGCTGGAAGTAAAGGCGGCAACCCAGGCCAATGGTCAGCCCGAAAAGCTCAGATGTTGGCTAAACAATACAAAGCAAAAGGCGGAGGCTACAAGTCGTGAAAGCCCCTCAAAAAAGTCTAAAAAAGTGGACAAAACAAAAGTGGCGTACAAAGAGTGGGAAGCCTAGTTCTAAAACTGGTGAGCGTTATCTACCTACTTCGGCTATTAAGTCTCTTAGCAGCGCTGAGTATGCCGCTACAACCAGAGCTAAACGAAAAGGCAAGGCGGCAGGTAAGCAGCATGTGGCTCAACCTAAGAAGATCGCAAAAAAGACCAGAGCCTTTAGGAAATAAATATGGCGAAGAAACCAGATCCAAAAGTAGGAACAGGTAAAAAACCCAAAGGTTCTGGACGTAGACTATATACGGATGAGAATCCAAAAGATACAGTACCAATTAAGTTTGCTACTATGGCTGATGCAAAAGCTACAGTGGCTAAAGTAAAAAAGATAAAAAAACCCTATGCAAGAAAAATTCAGATCTTGACAGTTGCCGAACAACGTGCTAAAGTTATGGGTAAGACAGCAATTGCAAATGTCTTTAAACAAGCTAAAGCAGAGTTGAGAAGGAAACACAAGAAAGATGCCGTATCTACAAAGTAGTATACCTTACTTCAAAGCATGGGTTCGTAAAGAGTATACAAAGAATTTAGAAGATTATCACGGAGAGTTCTTACATGCTATGGTAATTGGTGTAACCACCATGCCAAACAGAACTCTAAGTTTTCAAGTTATATTTACAGGTTGTGAGTCAGACTTCGATGATTCAGAAAATGTACATGGTGGTGCAATGTGGGCAAGAATGCCTCTAACAGCACTCGTGGCAGATACCCCCCTAGAGGAATGGCCTACAGAGCTACCACCATATTTAGCACAACCCTGGGATTGTATGTCGCATACACACTCAGTATATAAATTAGAAAGAGCTACACCTGCTCCTTGGATAGCCAAAGTAGACGGTGAGTTCTATCCTGCAAAGTACTACTTTACAGTAGACTACACTGACAACGAAGTAGCAGACGATCCTGCTCAACACAAACAGTCACACGTTTTAGAGTTGTTAGATGCAGGAGAATACACAGGTAACATGGTTGCGTTGCCCAATAATAGAGTGAGAGTAACTCACCCTGCATGGTTTGAAACTGGAGAAGGTGCACCAGATTTTAAACCTAACCAACATATTTATAACTCGAAAGAAAACGTAGACTATGTATGGGATACGCAACGAGT